TCGGAAAAAGTCTCTTTATGTGCCATGTTGCTGCTTCCGTCTTACTGCAAGGCAGGAACGTTCTCTACATCACTCTTGAAATGGCGGAGGAACGAATTGCTGAAAGAATTGATGCTAACCTTTTCAACGTCCCAATTCAACAATTGACTGAACTTCCTAAGTCAATGTTTGAAAGTAAAGTGACTTCTATTGCTAATAAAACTCAGGGAACTCTTATAATTAAGGAATATCCAACTGCTTCTGCACATAGTGGACATTTCAAGGCACTTCTTAATGAACTTGCACTTAAGAAGTCATTTAGACCTGATATTATTTTTATTGATTACCTTAACATTTGCGCTTCCTCTAGGTATAAAGGAAACAGCACTGTCAATTCTTATTCTTATATTAAAGCAATTGCAGAAGAACTTCGCGGATTGGCGGTGGAATTCAATGTTCCCATTGTCTCTGCTACCCAAACCACTAGGAGTGGTTATGGGAACTCTGATGTTGAACTTACTGATACTTCGGAATCCTTTGGTCTCCCTGCTACTGCTGATCTTATGTTTGCCCTTATTAGTACAGAAGAGTTGGAACAGTTGGGGCAGATTATGGTGAAACAGTTGAAGAATAGATATAATGATCCTACAATTTATAAAAGGTTTGTTATTGGAATTGATCGTGCTAAAATGAGACTATATGATTGTGAACAAAAAGCACAAGATGAAATAATTGATTCTGGTCATGATGAATATGAATATGAAGAAAAGAAAACGCCAAAAGATAAATTCAACGCATTTAAATTTTAATCACTATGATATACGAAATACCTAATTTTTTATCACATGAATTTTGTGATGAAGTTATAAAATATTTTAATGAGAGTGGTCAAAGAAGTTGGTGGCAAACACATCAAGATTTTCATGGAAGAACTCTAACTCCTCGTGAAATAAAGGACCCAAATATAATTCAAAAATTTAGAGCATTTGAACAGAAAATGGTTCAAACGGCATCTAAACTTTTTTATGATGAAAAATTTATATTCAGTGAATTTATTGATATTGTTTATTGGGGTCCAGGAATGAGTATGGATGCTCATATTGATAATTATGATCCTAGTAGAGGCACTAATCCAGATACTGCAAAGTTGCCATTTAGATACTATAGTTCTATATGCTATTTGAACGATGGGTATGAAGGTGGATATACATTTTTTCCTAACGAGAATAAAGCATGTATACCTGAGAAAGGGAAAGTCGTATTTTTTCCATCATATGTTGAACATGGTGTTACTGAGGTTAAAACAAACCCTAGATATACTATTGCTATGTGGTTTACCATACAGGAAGATCATGTATTCGATTTAATTAATAACAACCATGTTTAAATACGACGGAAATTTAGGAAAAGAAATTAGATGCTCTGGTGCATTTATACCTGAAGATTTGGATAAAGATATTTCTGAAGTCCTAAAATCAGGTTGGATTAATACTGGAAAAAAAGAAAGAGTGTTGAGGGAAAAAATATGTAAAATATTTAATGCAAAATATTCAGTTGCAACTACTAGTGGAACTGGATCATTAAAATCTGCATATTCTGCTATAGGAATAAAGTCTGGGGATGAGGTAATTACTACTCCCTGGACTTTTATTGCAACTAATACTGCTATACTTGAGATGGGTGCAAAACCAGTATTTGCAGATATTCAAAAAGATACTTTGAATATTGATCCAAAAAGTGTGGAAGGAAAAATAACCAAAAAAACAAAAGCAGTAGTTTGTGTTCATTTTGCTGGAAATCCAGTTGATCTCGATGAACTGCGTGATGTTTGTAAAAGGTATAATCTACCATTAATTGAAGATTGTTGTCATGCAATGGGATCTTATTATAAAGGGGAAAAAATTGGATCTGGTGAATTGTGTACATTTTCTCTTCAAACAGTAAAGATAATTACTTGTGGTGATGGTGGGTTTGTTACTACTAGTAATGATGAATATTATAGTAAATTGAAAAAATCTTTGTGGTTTGGTATAGATCGGGATGCTAGAGATGGAAGTATGAATGTAGATCCATTTTTTGATTATATGCCAGATACTTTAGGATTTAAATTAAATATGAATGATATCACCGCATCTATGGCAAATATTGCACTAAATTATTTGGATAGATGTTTAGATCGTAGAAGATATATTGGTCAAAGATATAGAGAGGCATTTAAAAATTTTGAAAATATAAAATTGGTAAAATATAGTGATTATAATGTTCCGAACTATCAGATATTTCCAATATTTGTTAAGGATAGGAAAAAATTTGCTGAGTTAATGTGGGAAAATAATATTCATGTGCATATGAATAATAGAAGACTAGATCAATATCCAATTTTTGGTGGAATTGATAATTCTTTAGTAAATGTTCAATATGCTGAAGATCATCACATAATGATACCTTGTCATTATGAAATGACTAATTCTGATGTAGATAAAATTATTAATATTGTATCGAGGTACGAAAAACTATGAGGATAGGTATTATTGGTTTAGGAGTTGTTGGTAAAACACTGGAATATTGCTTTAGTAGATTGGGATATGAAGTTATCCCTCATGACATTATTTTAAAAACTAAAATTAATGATGTTTTGGAGACGGACATTTGCTATATTTGTGTTCCTACTCCAAGCACATCTGAAGGTAAATGTGATACTTCTATTGTACTTGATGTTGTAACCCAACTTAATTTATTAAATTATCAAGGCGTAGTTGCTATAAAATCTACCGTTGAACCAGGAACAACACAAAACTTGATAGATTTGTATGATTTAAAAATATGCCACGTTCCAGAATTTCTTAGAGAACGATGTGCAGTATCTGATTTTATGGATAATCATGATATATGTATTGTTGGAACTTTAGATGAAAGTATTTTTGAAATAGTTAAAAAATCTCATGGGTTTTATCCCAAAAACTATATTATGTTAAATCCAACTCAGAGTGAAATTTTAAAATATTTTCATAACATTCATAATGCTACTATGATTACTTTAGCAAATGTTTTTTATGAAATATGTGAAAATCTTAATGTCAATTATGATGATGTTAAAAATGCCCTCACTAAAAAAGATTTTATATCTGGATTGTATTTAAATTGTAATAAAAATCTTAGAGGATTTTCTGGTTCTTGTTTACCAAAAGACACACTAGCAATGGATAATTATTGTAAACAAAATAATTTAAATATTAAATTATTTGAAACAATCATTGAGGATAATAAAAAATTTTTATGAAAATACTTATAACTGGTGGAACTGGATTTATAGGATCTCATTTAGCTAGGCATTTGTCTAAAAATAATGATGTAACTATATGCGATAATAATTTTAGGGGTAAAGTAGATGAGTTTGTAAAAGATATCGCTTATATTGAGTGTGATTTAACAAAGGAAGATGAGTACGAAAAACTAGGAAAATATGATTATGTATACCATTTTGCTGCTATAAATGGCACTAGTAATTTTTATGAAATGCCATATCAAGTTTTAGAAATTAATACTTTGATTAATATAAATTTTATAAAATGGTGTAAGAAGACTGGGGTGAAAAAGGTATTATATACTTCATCATCTGAAGTGTACGCATCTACTGTCGATAAAGAGATACCAACAAAAGAAGATGTTACAGTTTCAATTAATAATGTTTACAATCCAAGATGGTCTTATGCTGGAAGTAAAATACTTGGTGAATTGATGTTTATAAATTCTGGTCTTAATTTTTCCATAGTCAGACCTCACAATATCTATGGTCCAAGAATGGGATATAACCATGTAATTCCCGAAGTTATTAACCGTGTTCTTTTAAAAGAAAATCCCTTTAAAGTTTATGGTGGAAATCAAACCAGATCTTTTTGTTACGTTGATGATGCAATATTAATGCTTGAGAGTATTATGAATAGTGAGCATAGTAATCGTAAAATTATTAATATTGGTGTTAATGATGAAATTTCTATAAGAGATTTGGTTTATAAAATATTTTCTATATTTGATTATAAATCTGAAATTTTGAATTTAAATTTTAAAGATGGGTCTGTTGATAGAAGATCTCCAAATATCGAACTGATGTGCAATATAACTAATATTACAAAGTTTACTTCAATACAAGAAGGACTTGAAAAAACTTGTAAATGGTATAAGAACAATGCATTACTTTGAAAAAATAAATCCAGATCTTATAGGTAATTTTGAAGATTTGGTATACTCCCCGAGAAGACAGTTTCCCGATGATAGTACTGTAAATCATTGGAAAGATCTTGGTCATTTATATGTTAATTATACTGGATTTTTAATTGAAGAATATAAGGGACTTCCTAGTTGGTGTTATGATGTACTCAATCAATTAAGTAATAAGTTTAAAATAACTAATCCAAAATTATGTTTATATTGTATGCCACCAGGAACAATAATGCCAGAGCATAAAGATACATATCCCGTCTATAAAAAAATGCTTGGTATTGATGACCCTAATCAGGTATGTAGAATTTTAGTTTTTTTGGATGACTGGAAATCTGGTCATTATTTTGAAGTTGATGATGATCCAATAGTGAACTGGAATAAAGGTGATTGTTGTATGTGGTTGGGTGAAGCTCCACATGTTGCCGCAAATATTGGTCGAGAAAATAGATATACATTACAAGTGACCGCTAGAATTTTGAATGAATAATATTATAAATCTGTATGGTGATTATTGTTCTTCTTTTACCTTTAAATGTGAAAATTTAGAAGTTGATAAATGTAGGGAATATAATGGGTGTTATATGAGTACAAAGGAGAAATTAGTATATTTACATATAGACAAATGTGCTAGTACATCGATTTCATCAGCATTAAAAAATTTAATGTTTATTGATATGACTAATATTGATGTAAATGATATTGAAATGTTATTAGATTATAAAAAATATAAGTCTTTTTGTGTGATTAGGGATCCAATAAAAAGATGGATTTCTGCACTTGGTGAATTTATGAATAGGTTTGATGTATCAACTAATTATATTATTGAACAAATAAAAAATAAAAAATACATATTTGATTATCACACTTCTCCACAACACGTATTCATAGATCCCTACATAGATAAATTAGATAATACTTATTTAAAATTGGATGATAAATTAGAGGATAAAATAAATCAACTATTACACCATTCAAAAATATCTCTTCAAAAAGAAAGAGAGAGTAATATAATTACAAAACTTATGTGTGAAAAAATATTTTATACCTATGTTAGAATGGATTTAAAATATTTTTATAAATTGTATGAAAAGGATTTTGTTCTTTATAGTAAATCAATATGAATAATTTTTCTGTCATCGAAGATTTTGAAAAAATAATATCTGAATTTTTTGGTTCACCTTATGCAGTGGCAACGGATTGTTGCACTCATGCCGTAGAATTATGTTTGAGATATGAACAATACAATAATATTCTTATTCCTGAGCATACCTATATTTCAATTCCATTTACTGCAGAAAAACTAGGATTGAAGTGGGATTGGCAAAGAAATTATCAATGGAGAGATTATTATTATCTTGGGAATACAAATATAATAGACGCTGCATTCTTATGGAAGCAGAATAGTTACATTAAAAATACTTATATGTGTGTAAGTTTTCAATTTAGAAAACATTTAAGTTTGGGTAGAGGTGGAATAATTTTGTTGGATAACAAAGAAGCATATGATGTACTTAAAAAAATGGTATATGATGGTAGATCATCCGATAAACCATGGGGTGAACAAAATATAAAAATGATTGGATATCATTATTATATGACCCCAGAAATAGCATCAATGGGAATTGAAAAGTTTAAAGATGTTGCATATAAAGAACCCAAAAGATATGGATATTTAAATTATCCCTATCTTCCAGACATGGAGGTTTTTAGAAAATGAATTTAGATAATAAGTTAAAAAATTTACCACCAATATTTTATCAAAATTTAGATCATAGAATTGATAGAAAAAATAATATGGAAACCCAATTTAAAAAATGGGGAATAACTGATTACACCAGAGTTTCTGCTTCTAGGTATTCTATCGATAAAATTGATGAGTGGAAAGATAAGTTAGATTTGATGTTATTAACTCCTTCAGACGCTTCAATTGTAATGAACCAATTTACTACAATAATAGATTGGTATAATTCTGGAATTTCTGAATATTGTATTATTATGCAAGATGATTTATCCCTTGATTTAATAGAATATTGGATGTTTGATTGGGATTATTTGATGAAAAACCTTCCTTATAATTGGGATTGTATTCTTTTATATTTTTGTCATTATGCCTATATTCCAATGCATCTTAAAAAGAGACTTCATAATTGTTGCTCAGGTGCATGTTATATGATTAACAGATGGTATGCTGAAAAGTTAATCAAAATGCATTTGAGACCTGATGGTGGATTTAAATTGGATAATAATTTAAGAGATTGTAGAGTTGAAAAACCTTGTTATAGTAGTGATGATTTTTTAATCTATCAAGTCGGTGTTAATTATACCTTACCATTATTTTCGTTAAATCAACATCTATCACAAAATCCAGATAATAAACCAAGTTTATTTCCTGGGCAAGATTATGATGATACTATAAAAATGCATCACAATAAAATGAATGATATATTCTCTAGTTATTATATCAAGAAATGGTGGATGAATGAAAGTCAAGAATTTACTGCTGAAGATTTTTTTAATTATAATAAATCTAATGATTATAAAATGACAATAACCATACCATCTTTTAACAACACTTATATAACATTATGAATGTAGAAAATACAAATAAATTAACTGGAATTCCTAGAATACGTTATTTCAATCACGATAAAGACACTCAAAATAAACAAGTTATTGAAGATAATTTTATAAAATGGAATATTGCAAATTATGAAAGAATTTCTTATGAATATAAAAATTATAAGAAAGTAATTTTAGATGATGATTTATCTTTAACTGATAATCAATTGATATATAATTTTACTCATTTGAAATCTATTATTGATTGGTATGATAATTTTGAAGATGAATATTGTATTTTTATGGATGATACTATAAACATTAATCTTGCTGAATACTGGTCATTTAATTGGAAATTTTTAATGAAGTGTCTTCCTTATAATTGGGATTGTGTACAATTAAATGTTATTAAATCTGATGTTCTTTCTATGCATCTTAAACCTAAAGATGAAGATATATGTAAATCCAAATGTTTTATGATAACTAGACAATTTGCTAAAAAAATAAAAAAATTACATTTTTTTGATGGTAAATATAAGTTACATAATGGCACTAAAAATTATAGCATACAAGAGTACTATTATGGGGATATAAATTTTTTTCTGTTTGAGATGGGTATATGCTATACATTCCCAATTTTCAATACGTGGGGAAATTATGAAGATGACATTGAAAAAAATTCATCTGTCAGTGTTGAGAATTGGTGGAAGACTAAATCAAAGTTATTTACTGTTTTTGATAAATTTCATTTTTGTAAACCTAATGATTTCAGAATGAAACTTTTTTTGGAAGATGATCACCAAAATAAAGTATATGGAGAAGCATTAAATATAAAATTTATGAATGATGAGCAAAAAATATTATGGATTTAAATAACAAATTAAAAAATATACCACATATTTATTATTTTAATCTTGACAATAGAACAGATAGACGTGAATACATGGAAACCCAGTTTAAATATTGGGGTATAAAAAACTATACTAGAATATCTGGAACTAAATTTTTAGCATCTAAAAAGGATGAATGGAAACATTTAATAATTGATTGTCAGAATTATAATTTATTGGTTCCTATTGCCGCCAACGCAATAACGCATCTAGATTTTTTAAAAACATGGTTGAGGAGTAGTAATGATGAATATTTGATATTGATGGAAGATGATTATGATTTAAGTTTAATAGAATACTGGCATTTTGATTGGGATTATTTGATGACGAGGATACCTTATGATTGGGATTGTATTCAATTGGGATATGAAAATCCTTTAGGTCTTAGGTTTTATTTACACCCTATAGATTCTGCTCATGATTTTGGTCCTTGTTTATTGAATAGAAATTATGTTGAAAAACTTATAAGATTGCATTGTGAAGGTGACAGGTATAAGTTAGTAAACACAGTTTGTAGTGCTGCTTGGAATCGGCAAGAAGATGTTGCTGGTTCTGGAACTGTTGATTATTTTATGTGTCACCCTGGAAAGACATATACAATACCTTTAATAACGACAAATCCTGATTTTGGTAGTTTTGAAAATCACAGTAGAGTTCAACACAATATTTACCGACAGGGTGGAGATGTTATGGCTAGAAATACATACTATTATTGGTGGAAAAATGAAAGAGATAAGTTTACTTTAGATGAATTTTTCACGTATGGAAAACCAAATGACCACTTAATGGTTTATAATCCAGCAAGATATAAAATGTATGACCATAAAAAATAAATTAAAAAATATACCTCATATTTACTATGTAAATCTTGATGAGAGAATTGATAGAAAAAAATATATGGAAACGCAATTTAAAAGGTGGGGTATAGAAAATTTTACAAGGATATCGGCATCTAAATTTTTAGTATCTGAAAAAGAAAAATGGAAGCATTTGGTATTGGGTGATACTACAAATTCTTTTTCTTATGCTGTTGCACATGCAATAACACATTTTGATTTTTTAAAACACTGGTTAGATGCTACTGATGATGAGTATCTAATAATGATGGAAGATGATTATGACTTGGGAATTATTGAATATTGGCATTTTGACTGGGACTATTTGATGTCTAAATTGCCGTATGATTGGGATTGTATTATGTTGGGATTTGAATCCCCCGATATAATTCCTTTTTATCTTCATCCATTAAATTATGAGTATTCTTTAGGTCCTTGTTTATTTAATAGAAGTTATGTTGAAAAACTATTGAGATTGCACTGTGTTGGTGATAAGTATAAACTTGATAATAATATAGGGAATTCTGTATGGAAAAATCATAAGGGATATAAAAGTGTTTCTGGTACTGGTGATTATTTTTTATGTCAAAATGGAAAAACTTATGCATTGCCATTAATACCATTAAATCCGTGTTTTGGAAGTTTTGAAGACAATGTTTGGTTACCTAGACCTCACATGCAAATATGTTTAGATACATATTATGATTGGTGGAAATACTGTAGAGATAAATTTACTTTAGATGAATTCTTTACTTATGGTAAACCAAATGATAGTTTGATGCAGAGGAGTGTTGTTGATTGTGACCCTAAATATTTTTTTAATAAGATGATAAGTATAAGAGAACAGGTATTGTTGCAATATGAGTAATATGAAATTACATGAAAAAATAATTGGAATTCCAAAAATATATTATTTGAATTATGACCATCATTTAAATAGAAAAAATTATATCGAAGATCAGTTTTCTAAATTTGGAATAGAAAATTATGAAAGAGTGTCTACATCTACCTACAACGAAAGTAATATTGGGGAAAAGGTAATAGACTTAAATTTATACAGATTGAATTATAATGTTGCTTCTTATGCGGTATCCGTTCTAGAATTCATTAAGAAATGGTTGAGTGAAACTGATGAGCAATATTTTATTTTAATAAAAGATATAACTGATTTTGAGATCATAGATCATTGGGTTTTTGATTGGAAAACAATTATGGATAATATTCCATATGATTGGGACTGTATACAATTGGGATTTGAAAATGTATCAATAATTCCTTTTTATTTGCATCCAATATTACCAAGTCATACATTTGGACCATCTTTGATAAACAGGCATTATGCTAAAAAAATAGTAAAGTTACATTATTCTGGTGATAAGTGTAAATTATCTAATTACATTGCCAACATGAATATGGGTGGTCATTCTGGAACTATTGATTATTTTATTGGACACAATGGAAAAACATATTCAATTCCTTTGTTACCATCTAATCCTAAGTTTTTAAATAAAGATGGAAAGAAATATAAATTAATATCTTGCTGTAGAAATGTGTATTATGATTGGTGGCAAAATCAGTCTAATAAAGTAACTCTAGATGAATTTTTTACATATGGTAAACCTAATGATATCTCTATGATTAGAAAAATTAAAAATTATAGTTGGTGGTTGTTTGAATAATGGATTTATTTAATAAGTTAAAAAATATCCCACACATTTATTATTTGAATTTAGATAATAGAGTTGATAGAAAAGAGTATATGGAAAAACAATTTCTGTATTGGGGCATAACAAATTATACTAGAGTTTCTACTTCAAAATACTTAGCTTCAAGATCTAAAGAGTGGTCGAACTTAATAGAAGGTAAAGTAAAAAATATACCTGCATATGTAGTTGGAACTGCCATAAGTCATTTTGAAACATTAAAAATGTGGTTAAATACGACTAATGATCCATATGTCATTTTAATGGAAGATGATTATGATTTAAATTTGATAAGATATTGGCATTTTGATTGGGATTATTTGATGTCAAGATTACCTTATGATTGGGACTGTATTCAATTAGGTTTTGAGACTAAAGAGTATATTCCCTTTTTCTTACACCCCAAAACCAGGGGTAGTTTTTTTGGACCAGTTTTAATTACTAGGGAATATGCAGAAAAAATATTGAGACTGCATATGAATGGTGATAAGTATTGTTTAGATAAAGTAGTTTGTGATTTAACTTTTAAAGACTGTTCTATCACTGTAGATTATTTTATAGGTCATACTGGAAAAACATATTGTATACCATTAATTACTACAAACACGGAACTTGGTAGCACCGAGTATGATGTATTGATAGATAGAAAACATCATGAATTGTGTAAAAAGTATTATTATTACTGGTGGATCAATAAAAGGAATGATTTTACTTTAGATGAATTTTTTACTTACGGTAAACCAAACGATGAAAAAATGACAATTAGGGTTGATTGTTGACAATTTTATAAAAATAATTTAAAATATTTCTATTTAATAAATGTATAGTACTAATGAATGGGGAAAACTAAAGAAAGTAATAGTTGGTGTTGCAGACTATGCGACTATTCCTCCTTTAGATAAAAGTCTTCGCACTATTAATTATGCTGATGTACAAGATGAAAACACTATAAAAACGGGACCTTATCCAAAACAAGTTATAGATGAAGCAAATGAAGATTTGGAAATATTTGTTGATTTTTTAAAAAAACAAGATGTAGAAGTTTTAAGACCAAAGAGAGAACCAACAGAATATTATAATTTTTGTCCAAGAGATTGTATTTTTATTCATGGCAATAAGGCTATTTCTGCACCTATGCCATTAAGATCTAGAGAAAATAATTGGTTATCCATGAAGCATCATTTCAATAATGATGTTATAGAATTAAAATGTAATTATATGGATGATCTTTATAATGAAAAATGTATTGGAAATCCTGATATTTTAGCACTTAATGATAATATAGTTGCTTTTGATGCTGCTAATGCAATACGTGCCAACGAACATATTTTATATCTAGTTTCTAATAGTGGTAATAAATCTGGTGGAAGGAAAATATCAAATATTTTAAATGAAGGGTCGGACGTTCAATATAAAGTTCATTATTTGGAAAATGTTTATAGTTATGTTCATATTGATACTACAATTGCTTTCTTACGTGAAGGTTTACTTTTAGCAAATCCAAGTAGAATTAAATCTAGAGATGTTCTTCCCGAACCATTTGATAAATGGGATATTATTTGGTGTCCAGAACCAATAGACATTGGTTATTATCCAGGATATAATAATGCTTCGGAGTGGGTAAATATGAATTTGTTTAGTGTAAATCCAAATTTAGTTGCTCTAGAAGAGCACCAGCATCCTACTAGGAAAGTTCTTGAAAAATCTGGTATAGAATGTGCTATGCTACCTATGAGGCATCAACGCACCTTGAGTGGTGGATTTCACTGTGTAACTTTAGATCTTGAGAGGGATTAATTATGGAAATTGGATTTATCGGACTTGGTAAACTTGGAATGCCGTGTGCCGAAGAGATCGTCCTTCATGGACATAATGTGAGTGGTTATGATGTCTTAGAGCGTAACAGTGATTTGGTTTCTGTTAAAAGTTCTATTAAAGAAGTTGTAGATAGTAAAGAGATTGTTTTTATCGCTGTTCCAACTCCACATGATCCTGAATATGATGGTAGTAAACCTTGTATGGATCTTGAACCAAAAGATTTTTCTTATAATATTGTAAAAGAGTGTTTAGTTGAAGCGAACAAGTACATGAATAAAAATCAATTACTTGTTCTTATTTCTACGGTTCTTCCTGGAACAACTAGAAATGAATTTTGCGATTTAGTTGAGAATACTAGATTTGTTTACAACCCTTATCTTATCGCAATGGGTTCTGTCGCTTGGGATATGGTTAATCCTGAGATGGTTATGATTGGGACGCAAGATGGTAAAAGGAATGGAGATGCTAAACAACTGATTAATTTTTACGAAACAATCATGGAAAATGATCCTCCATATGTTGTTGGTACTTGGGACGAATGCGAGTGCATTAAAGTTTTTTATAATACCTTCATCAGTAATAAGATTAGTTTTGTCAACATGATACAGGATGTTGCTGAACGATCTGGTAATATTAATGTTGATGTTGTTACTAAAGCATTATGTCTAGGTTCTTCTAGAATTATTAGTTCTCATTATATGACTGCAGGAATGGGTGATGGTGGTGCATGTCATCCAAGAGATAATATTGCTCTTCGGTATCTTGCTGAAAAATTAGATCTTGGATATGATTTATTTGAAAGTATTATGGGATCTCGTGAGGTTCAAGCAAAAAATCTTGCAAAGAAATTGATTGAACTTGCTGGTGATGAATTACCTATTGTTATTCATGGTAAAGCGTATAAACCAAAGGTTCCTTATATTGACGGTAGTTATAGTCTTCTAGTTGGACATTATTGTGTTGAGATGGGTAAAACGCCAATTTATGTTGACAAGTACACTGGGGATGAATATACTCCAAATGGTCCTGCAGTATTTCTCCTTGCTCATAGTGCTTCTACTACATATTGGCACGAAGATAGTAAGGATGAACTTTATTGTGAAATTCCGAGTGGTAGTATTATTCTTGACCCCTGGAGAAAATTTAAATCTGATGAACATCATGTAATTCATTATGGAAACAGTAGATTTAGCACTTGACTAAAATTGACTACCTTGATACAATAACAAAGAAGACATTAAAAAATTATGGCAACTATCGATACAACCAAATACATTGATTTTGTGCGTCAAACTACTAGTGCTGCAAGTACCGATTATGCTGCATTTTTATCTCGTTTGACTGAACTTGAAACCTTGGATTGTGATGTCCCCCGTCTATTAACTGCTGCAGTCGGTATGGGTGCAGAAGCGGGGGAATTTACTGAGATTGTTAAAAAGATTATCTTCCAGGGTAAACCTTATAGTGAAGATAATATTGAACATCTTAAAATTGAACTTGGAGACATTCTTTGGTATGCTGCTCAAGCGTGTATGGCACTTGAAGTATCTTTTGAAGAAGTTATGGAAAGAAATTATAAAAAGCTGAGTGCTCGTTATCCTGAAGGAACCTTTGATGTTTATCGTTCAGAGAATAGGGTGGAAGGAGATCTCTGATACTTTACCTCCCAAATGGGAGGTTTTTTTATAAATATTTTTATAAAAATAACGATAATCTAAAATGGATTTTACTAACCCAGATGGAATGAGAGATTTGTATCAATCAATTTATCTCTCCGAAGATGTGGATCAACTTGACGAAGTTTCTGATAAACTAGCAAGAGCGGCAAGAAATACTAGAGAGAGAAGATACAACGCTTCTTTAGGTGATGGTGGAATGTCTGCTAACTATAGTAAGCAGAATGCTAAGAAGAATATGTTGAATAAAACTCTTGCTTCAAGAGCAGCGAGAACTGGAAGTAAAATTAAACCAGTTGAGGAAGAGATTGATATTTACGATATTGTTCTTGAGTATCTTTGTGTAGAAGGTTATGCAGAAGATCTTGATGATGCCGAATGGTTAATGGCAAATGAGTTAACTGAAGAAGATATTGAAGAAATTCTTGAAGCACAAAAACCTCTTCCAACTCAAAAAATGCAAAACAGAAGATTTTATGTAAATATGAAGACGGGAGAAGCTGCTGGTAGTTCACGCAATCAAAAAATTGATAGTGTTCTGCAGGCACACAAAAAAGATCCAGAGGGTGAGGCAGCAAAAGCAAGAGCAAAATCGAAGTACAGAGGTTGATAAATAAATCGGAAGGTTGCTCTAACCCCTTGACTTTTTAGTTGAGGGGTTTTATAATATTTGAACTTGGGGAATTAACTCAGTTGGTAGAGTGACAGCTTTGCAAGCTGTAAGTCAGGGGTTCAAGTCCCCTATTCTCCACTTGCCCAAATGGCGGAATTGGTAGACGCGCAGGGTTTAGGTTCCTGTAGATTAATCTGTGGAGGTTCAAGTCCTCTTTTGGGCACTCTAAATACATGTAAGTAATCGCAGTTGGATGTGGTAGTAAACTTACAAATTTTAAAATCTCTTATCGAAGGGATAACGCAAAAAGATAGAAGGACATATAAACTTGGTAGAGTTATGGTAGTGAATGCTCCCATAATTGGTGGGAGAAAGGCGGACGTGATATTACCGAACGATGTTGACGTTCATAAAACTTCTGAGAATATACGAGATTATCTTGATAGTAAATTCAATAAAGGAACTAAAAAGTTTAATGTTACATATTTTTCTAGTGGAACTAAAAGAGAGATATCAATAAATCAAATAGTTTTAAATATAAAAACTGAAACTAAAACCGACTATAATTTGGGTAATGTTGCTGAAGGAGTAGTTGCTGCTGCAATAGCATGTAGGTTTGTAAATAAAGAAGCACCAATAACTCCAAATGATGTTTATGATATGATTGATAAAATGAGTAACAGTGGTAAAACTCCGATAGCGGGAAGAAAAAGTTTTTCTACAACAGTTAATTTAAAATCATCAAATAAAGGTATAAGTATTGAAGATGATGTTAGATTATATGTAGAATTATCATCTGCAAATATAGACTTTTTATTTGGATCTAGAGAAAATAAAAAAGACTTGGATGGATATGTTAAAGGTGCAGTCAAATATGCAAATAATCAAAAAGTGTCTAGATGGGCAAAATTAATATATTTAAATGGTAGATATGATAAGATAGATGTAGAAGCGAAAGGCGTTGCTACAAAAGGAACTAAAGTTGATGTTGATGTTAAATTGACTGATCATAAAGGTAAACCGAGAAATATTGATATCAAAGCATCTTTGAAATCTGGTGATATAAAACAGTTTGGACAAAAAGGTGGAGTTAAATTTGATTCTATAAAAGAATTTTTTAATCAATTATTTGATATCAATATCGATACATTGAAATCTAAATATGAAAAATTATTGATAGAAGAGAAGAAAACAGATAAAGCATTTGAGGTAGTTTATTCTGAAGTTAATGATAGGTTGACTGATCTTATAAGAACTGATAGAACTAAAAAAAGTTTATTTGAAAAACTGGGTAAGGGTATAAAATATTATGCAACTTTAAATGAAGAAAATGTCGAGTTGGTTCAAATTGGATCTGGTGAAGCTAGAATATATAACTTTAAAAATCTTCCAGATTTAATGGTTCAATATGATTTTTATGTTGAGTATAGTACTTATGCGAGTGGTGATGATCAGACTTTACCAATAATTACTATTCATGAAAAATTATCTAGAAAAAAACTGATAACTATAAGATCAAAATATGAACAAAGATCTGATGGAACAATAACATATAGACAATATCTTGAAAAAGAAGAATTCCTATCTGAATTGATTTCAAGAGCTGCTTAAATTAATAAATATCATTATATCAAGACAATTATGAAAAATTTTTCTCAGTTTATATCCGAAACTAGATCTATTGCATCTTTGCAAGGTAAGAGATTGGGTCTCGTTCCAGACGGGCATGGGGGGTATCATGATAAAAAAACTGGAGAGTTTATTGCTAAAAATGAAGGTGGTAGATTAAAGTTCTATAATCAAAATCAAGTTTTGGGGCAACCAGATCCTCCCCAAGTAAGAACACAACGTAATCAGCAAATTGCATACACACAGCAAGTTTCTAAAAAGAAAGTGCGTGAAGGTGTTGATTATGAAAGAGAACTGCGTGAAAAATATATTTCGGGTGAAATATTTAAACAGGGTGAAATTGTTGAAAATATTAATACTAGAATGGTTGGTAAAATTATAAGAAGAGGTACTAATTATTTGATCTGTGTTACTGAAAATGATCAGATGTTTAAATCTTGGATTAAAGATGTTGTTGAATATACTGAAGTTGCAGTTGACAGTGAAACTAGAGTTCCTGGAAAACCAAATACACTAGTAGGAACAACTGGTTATTTTAAATATGCTGCAAAAATGACACCAGGTGCATTGGGAACAAATAAAGAATATTTGGCGCATGGTCAAAAACCCTATGGTATTAATTTCATAAATAAGTATAAAGTAAAAAATAGAAATTAGAGGAATGTCTAAATTACACCACGTTGTTACTGATCTCCATCAGGTTTATTTGACTGAGATGGAAGCAAAAATTAAACCTCAAATGGGTAAAAAAGAAGCACCATCTTCTGAAAGTGGTGGTGAAGGGGGTGGGGATGATAATATCAAAAAGCAGGCAAGACAACTTGCTTACGATACCCGTTATAAAGCGAGAAGAGAAGACATTCCTCTAGAAAGAGCTTGGTCTCAAGTCCTTCAGAATTCTTCTGCTTCAGCACCTGTAAAAGAACTCGCCAAAAATATGATTTTTGGTGGAGTTAAGAAGGAAGAATTTGAATTAGAAGAAGGTAAAAAAGTTTTAAAAAAAGGAACTTCAACAGCATCTAATAAAAAGGATATGGTTTTAGTCACTCCTGCAAAGGGGTTTGGTAAACCATATCGTAGATATGCGGATCTTAAGAAAAAGCATGAATTAAGAAGAAATCCTCAAATTCAATCTGTAGTTGGAACTGCATATGGAACTCCATATGAGGGTGAAAGGAAGAAAGGTGAGCAGACTGCATCAGCACTTCAACCTAAAAAACCAGAAAAGAAAGCTAAAAAAGATTATGATGGTGATGGAAGAATTGAAAGTGGTACTGATGAGTGGAAAGGTTCTAGAGATAAAGCAATTAAAAAATCAGTAGCTAAAAAGGTTGCTGGAGTGAAAGAAGAATTTTCTTCATGGAGAGAAGATCTTAGTGAAGTTATGGATGTTTTGGATAAAGAAAAAAATGATAAGAAAATTTCGGAAAAGAAAGTAAATAATAAAATTGTAATTAATCCACCTTTAAAAGAGGCAATGTCTTCTCTTGGTGGTGAGGTAATTGGTGTAGATGAAATTAATGAAGATTATTTGTTTGAGAGTGTTGATATTGCAACCGAATATTTCTTCAATCAAGGACTAAATGAATATGGTTTAGATATTGTTATTGAAGAACTTGGATTAGAAAAGTTTACTGATTTTGTATTCTATGTTGCTGAAGATTATGAGTTAATTGAAGCGAGAAGAAGTGGTCGTATTGAACCAGTCACTAAGACTGGAAAATCTATTGGTAGTTTAAAAGGTGGTGCAAAAGCATCTGCTATTAGAGCAAAGCAAAAAGAAAAGGCGGCAAGAGATACGACTGATGACAGACCATCTGGAATGACTGCTGCTCTTAGAAGTCAGTCTTCGGTTGCTAAGAAAGTGACTACTGATAAAGGTAAAAAAGCAGTAGAAAAAGCAAAAGCATCTCAAGGTACTAAAAAACCATTAAAAGATAGAATTGCTAAGGGTGTTCTTGGTGCTGTTAAGGCATATCAGCAAGGAATGGAACGTCATAAAGCAGCAACTGCGACTGCAGGTAAAGCACTTAAAGTTGCAGCAAAAGGTGCTTCCGAATTTGGTAAAGGTGTTGCTTCTGGTGTAAAGGCAACTGGTAAAGCGGCACAAACAGCACATAGAGTTCTTAAGAATTCATATGAAATGGATGAAGCTGTCTATGGTGGTGAACCAAAAAAACCAGCAGCACCAGCAGATACTAGAATGACTGTCACTGCTGCTGATAAAAAAGCAAACACCAAAGCGTGGCAAAATTATAAGGCAGGTCACAAAGGTTATAAGGCAGCAGACCATTTACAAAATGAAGCAAAGAAAATGAAAGGTGAAGATCCTTGTTGGAAAGGATACCAAATGGTAGGAACTAAAAAGAAAGGTGGTAAGGAAGTTCCTAATTGTGTTCCTGAAGAAGCAAAAAATCCTTATGCTATAGGGATGGCTGCTGCGATGAAAGCAACTGGTGATAAACCACCCCTAAAAAAGTCTACGATTAATAAGGCACATAAAATTGCTAAGAAAGTAGATGAAGCAATTTCCACTCCAACTGGTCAACAGGGAAATCAAGTTACTGGTAAACAGCAAGATACTGAGCAGAAACAAACTAAAAATGCTCAAGCAAAATTAAATAAAATTTTATCTGCAAGAAAAAATCTTCAACAAGCACAGACCCAAGCAATTAGATCTGGTGTAACTAATATTGGAGATTCTTTTGAGATTGATGGTCAAGATGTTAGTGAATTAAATCGTTATGAAAAAGAAACTGGAACATCTTCTGGTTCTCTTAATATGCCAAAAGGAAGACCAACTCAAAAGGGTGGGGATACCGATCCTGCACTCAGAGCAGTTAGAAAAACTATGCGTGGTATGACTGGCAAACCTGCAGGTCAACAAAAAAAAGTTCCTGGTAAAAAACCACCTGCTGCTGGTGAATATGGTGCTCCAGCATCTCCTGCACAAAAAGTAGCAAAACGTCGTGCTGCTGCCCAAAGATCACAAGACATGATGCATTCAAGATTTGATTGATTGCTAAATAAGAAAGGATACTCTATTTGGAGGTCATCATGGATGTAGTTGTAAAAGTGGTAAAACCACTTCTTCTCAAAATTGCTACTCACCCAGCAGTTAAAAATCTTGTGATTGAACTTCTTGAGAAATATGTAAAGACAACTGATAATAGTATTGATGATATGGTTCTTGCTACAGTTAAAGAACTTCTCTTTAAACCACAAGAATGATTACGTGTTTAGTAACTAATTGGGGAGTAACTATTATTCTTGGTCTACTGTTAACTGCTTCTGAATGGTTAGCAAAAACAAAAAGATTTGAGGAAAATGGGTTGCTTGATTTAGTAACTCATTTTTTAAAAATAATTTTACGTAAGGGAGACCAAAAGTAACGTCTCCCTTTTTTATAAATATTTCTTAGAATAACTTTACGGAAGAAACAACATGGCACTCTGGGGAAACAATGACGCTAAAGGTGCTGGTGGTACAGTAACACTCGATTATGCAACCCTCACAGTAACTGGTACTGCAACTACTTTTGGACAGGTAGGTGCTGCTGCAACTGGAGATGTAATTAGATTTGGTGTCCACACTGGTGTTGCTGGTGTTGGTACTTATTTTGGTGAAGCAGTTATTGTTGGAATTGCAAGCACTACTCAACTTTCAATTGCTTCTACTGCTGGACTTAGTGGAGTTGCGATTGCTGGTACTTCATTCCAAATTACCGAAGCACCAAAATACACTGTTTTAGATCCAAATTATAACTCAGCAAATACTAGTGGTAATATACATGTTTATGGAGTTGCTGAAGGTGGTACAACTGCTGCACAAACTACTTCGTATGAATTAACTCATGCAGGTTGGGTTGGTGTTACAACTTATGTTGACCAACATGGCAATCTTAGAGTTAAAAAAGAAACTCTTGTTGCTATGTCTGGAATTACCACTGGCAACACACCAATCTATGACGGAAACCCACTAGCATAATAGTATATGTTTTTTAATGAACTGAATGAAGATAATTTTTTATTATTTGCAATTAAACATTACGAAAATCCTCAAGCGGTAACTAAAGAGGATTTTGATCGTGATTTGAACCATTTTAAATACATTAAGAGATTGCTAAAAAGATATAAAAATACTGGACAGTTGAAAACGCATCTTTTAATAAATCACTTTACAATTTTATATAATATTTTTGGTGAGGCAACAACTCCAATGCTGTTTTATAAAATTGAAAGTGATTTGTGGTCTGTGATGAAAACTTTTGTTATATTTTTAAATAGACTTCCACAATATCCAAAATGTTATATACACGATGTTCCTGTTGATATTGGATGTTTAGCAGAATTGCAAAAGGTTTACAAAAATGAAAAGTGTTGATAAGGTAATTCAAATACTTAGAGAAATGATGGTTGCTAATGCACCAGGAACTGGTGGTGGATTTAGCACTGAATCTGATCCATCTGGTCCTGTTGCTGGAAAAACTCCAAAACTTTTTAGTGGTAAGGTTCAAAAAAGATATATTTACGGGGGACAAAAATCTCGTAAAAATTGGTTAGATTACTTTAACTCTAAAGGAAAATAAAAATGTTCTCGCAAGAATCAAAATTAGCGGTTCTTGAATCTAAACTCAATATTTATGAAGACTTATCCCGCGAAATGTTATCAAAATTAGAAACGGCAGTTGATAAAATTTCTGAGGGCAATTCTCGCATTGCTACAATTCTTGCAAAACATGATGAAAGAATAGAGCAAAGTATTAAAACTGATGAATTAATTGTCAGAATGATTGATGATTTGAAAGAAGAGAATAAAGAGGATCATAAATCAGTAGTATCTAGAATTGAAACATTAGAAAAAGTTGTAGAAGATCTTAAAAAATTTAGATGGCAGTTTGCTGCTATTGTTAGTGCTACTTTAATATTTGTTGGAATTATTCCAACTTTAAAAACTGTATTTTACTCGCATTCAGTTTCACAAGAAGTCAGAAAATAAATATATTTAATTCGGCGGAAAACGCCATGACTAAAACTGAAATTAAACTAACAAAAATAAAGTCTTTATATTATTTGCAAAAAGTTACAAACTCTGTTATTAAATGGACTAGCATACTGTCCTACCAATCTCTTGAAAAATCCATTGACATGACAAGGCACTAGTGTTACGATAACTAAACCTAGATTATGAAAAATGGATTTTGTTGATGTAAAATTCATAGGATTGGTATCACCAAAACTACAAAAATTCAAAAGGGTTAAAGCAGACCTTTACAATTTTCGCTGCCCTATCTGTGGTGATTCTCATAAATCTAAAATAAAGGCAAGAGGATATTTGTATTCTGTAAAAAATAATACCAATTATAAGTGCCATAATTGTGGATCTAGTTTGTCATTTAATAATTTTTTAAAAATGATAGATCTAGAAATTCATAAACAATATGTTTTAGAAAAATTTAAAGAGGGACACACTGGTAAAAATTTTGTTGTCGAACAACCAAAATTTGAGTTTAAAAAACCTGTTTTTTTGAAAAAAGAAAAACCTGAAGAATTAAATATACCAAAAGCGTCTTCAAATTCAACCGCAAAAATTTATCTAGAACGTAGAAAACTTAATTCAGATAAATTTTATTATGTGGATAAATTTAAGGAATGGTCTAATTCTTTAAAATATACTTTCAATAAGAAAAGTTTGGAATATGATGAACCTAGGATTATTATACCAATTCATTATCAAAATAAATTTGTTGGATTTCAGGGAAGAGCACTAGGTTTAAACAAGGTTAAATATATTACCATCATGATTGATGATGACGCACCAAAAATTTATGGTTTAGATAATATTAAAAAAGATGAAACAATTTATGTCACAGAAGGTCCGTTCGATTCCACTTTCATTTCAAACGCAATTGCTCTTTGTGGAGCTGACGGTGATCTTAGTAAGTGGGGTATTAACAATCCTGTGTGGATCTATGATAACGAACCACGAAATTCAGAGATTGTATCAAGGATTTCAAGAACAATCGATAAAGGTGAAAGGGTTGTAATTTGGCCATCAACAATAAAAGACAAAGATATCAATGATATGGTTTTGTCTGGACATAACGTTCAGAAGATGGTAGAATTAAACACCTATAGTGGATTACAAGCAAAACTTAAATTTACTAACTGGAAAAAAATATGAGCAACGGTTTAAAGGTTAAAAAAAGAGACGGATCTATTGAGAATATCAATCTCGATAAAATGCATGTTATGGTTGATGAGGCATGTAAAGATCTTGCTGGAGTTTCTGCTTCTCAAGTAGAAATGCAATCAGGTATTCAATTTTATGATGGAATCACCACAGCAGAAATTCAAGAAATTTTAATTCGTAGTGCAAGTGATTTGATTGATCTTGATCACCCAAATTACCAATTCGTTGCTGCTAGACTATTACTTTTTTCTATTCGTAAAGGTATTTACGGTAGAATGCGTGAGTTTCCAACCCTATTAGAGCACATTAAGAATTGTGTCAATAAAGGTGTATATGACGACACAATTTTGTCTAACTATACTGAAGAAGATATTTACAAAGTAAATCATTTCGTTGATCACGAGCGAGATTTCTTGTTCACTTACGCTGGTCTACGCCAGGTCGTTGATAAGTATCTAGTTCAAGATAGAAGTAGTGGGCAGGTGTATGAAACACCTCAATACATGTATATTATGATTGCCTTAACTATCTTTTCAAATTATCCAAAAGAAACACGTCTTTCTTACGTTAAAAGATACTATGACGCAATCAGCAAGCACAAAATCAACATCCCAACACCAATCATGGCAGGGGTCAGAACGCCTCTTCGTCAATTTGCATCTTGTGTTTTGGTTGATGTTGATGACACCCTCGACAGTATCTTTTCTAGCGATATGGCTATTGGCAAATATGTCTCACAACGCGCTGGAATCGGTATTAATGCGGGGAGAATTCGTGGCATCAACAGTAAAATCAGAGGCGGAGAAGTTCAGCACACAGGCGTTATTCCTTTCCTTAAGAAGTTTGAATCAACTGTACGTTGCTGCACACAAAATGGAATCCGTGGCGGATCAGCTACTGTCCACTTTCCGATCTGGCACCAAGAAATAGAAGATATTCTTGTTCTGAAAAATAACAAAGGTACGGAGGATAATCGTGTTCGCAAACTTGATTACAGCATTCAGATCAGTAAACTCTTCTATGAGAGGTTCATTCAGGATGGTGAAATCACGCTTTTCTCCCCCCATGATGTACCTGGACTTTATGATAGCTTTGGATTGTCTGGTTTTGATGAACTCTACTGTTTATATGAACAAGATCCGTCCATTCCGAAAAAGACTATTAAAGCACAAGAACTCATCCTTAACCTTCTTAAAGAACGTGCGGAAACGGGTCGTATCTACATTATGAATATTGACCATTGCAATTCACACTCATCATTCCTTGATAAGGTAAATATGAGTAATCTCTGTCAAGAAATTACTTTGCCTACAGATCCTATTCAGCACATTGATGGTGAAGGTGAAATTGCTCTTTGTATTCTTTCTGCAATTAATGTCGGTAAAGTTAAATCTGATGATGAATTAGAAGAACTTTGTGATCTTTCTGTACGTGGTTTAGAAGAACTGATTGACTATCAGAAGTATCCTGTAACCGCTGCAGAAGTCGCTACAAAGGCACGTAGGTCTCTTGGGGTAGGTTTTATTGGTTTGGCACATTATTTGGCAAAACTTGGATTTAAATATGATAGTCAACAAGCATGGGACGCAGTTCACGGATTGACTGAATCATTCCAATATTATCTTCTTAAATCATCAAATCAGGTAGCAAAGGAAAAAGGTGCATGTGAATACTTTAATCGTACTAAGTATGCAGATGGACTTCTACCAATTGATACTTACAAAAAAGACGTAGACGAAATTTCTTCTATTCCATACCAGCATGATTGGGAAGAACTTAGAACATCAATCCTGGAACACGGTCTCAGGCACTCAACACTGTCCGCACAGATGCCTTCGGAGAGCAGTTCCGTTGTGTCAAACGCGACCAATGGAATTGAACCACCTCGCGGATACTTGTCCGTTAAGAAATCAAAGAAAGGACCTCTTAAGCAAATTGTACCCCAGTATCAAACTCTTAAGAATAATTATACGCTTCTGTGGGATATGTCTAGTAATACTGGTTATATTAATATTGTTGCTGTTATGCAAAAGTTCTTTGATCAGGCAATCTCGGGTAACTGGTCGTATAATCCAGAGCATTATCCCGATAATGAAGTTCCTACTTCGGTAATGGCACAAGATTTCTTGACAACTTATAAGTATGGTTGGAAGACCTCATATTATCAAAATACATATGATAATAAAACTGATGAAGTTGTAGATGATACTAACAAGTTAAATTCATTGTTAAATGATATTCTTGAATCTGAAGAAGATTGTGAAAGTTGTAAAATTTAGTTTTGTTAACAATTTAAAAGTTTAAATATTAAATGTGGAAGTTAATTAGATTATTTGTTTTAATAGGGAGAGTAAAAAATGGATTTTAAATTTCTGGATACCAAAGAGGAAACCAAAATTAAAGGGATGACAGTTTTTAACACTGAACAAGTTGATACAAAAAAACAACCAATGTTTTTTGGAAAACCCTTAGGAATTCAGAGATATGATTCATACAAATATCCTGTTTTCGATAAATTAACCACACAACAGTTGGGTTATTTCTGGAGACCTGAAGAGGTATCTCTTCAGAAAGATCGTGGTGATTATCAAACTCTTCGTCCTGAGCAGAAGCATATCTATACTTCTAATTTGAAGTATCAGATCATGCTAGATTCTGTTCAGGGTCGTGGTCCTGGAATGGCATTTATTCCATACTGCTCACTTCCTGAATTGGAAGCATGTATGGAAGTGTGGGGATTTATGGAAATGATCCATAGTCGCTCATATACTTATATTATTAAAAATGTTTATTCGGATCCATCCGAAGTTTTTGATGCGATTATCACTGATAATCGTATTGTAGAACGTGCTACTAGTGTTACTGAAGCATATGATGATTTTATTCAATCAGCACAATTTTATGGAACTTCCAATCAATGGAAGCATCAACTTGAAGGAGTATCATACGCAAAGGAATCATTAAATGACGTTAAAAGAAAACTCTATAGAGCCATCGCAAACGTTAACATTCTTGAAGGTATTCGCTTTTACGTTAGTTTTGCTTGTTCTTTCGCTTTCGGTGAACTCAAACTCATGGAGGGTTCTGCAAAAATAATCTCTCTTATTGCAAGAGATGAAAATCAACATCTTGCCATCACACAGAATATTCTAAACAAGTGGCGTGATGGTGATGACCCAGAAATGAAACAGATTGCCAAGGAAGAAGAAGAATGGGTTTATGCTATGTTTGATCGTGCTGTAAATGAAGAAAAGCGTTGGGCAGATTATCTGTTCAAAGATGGGAGCATGATTGGACTTAATGATAAACTCTTACAAAAATACGTTGAATGGATTGCAAATCGTAGAATGAAATCACTTGGTTTAAAACCAGTTTATGATGTACCAGCAACAAATAATCCTCTTCCATGGACGGAACATTGGATCTCTTCTAAAGGTCTACAAGTTGCTCCACAGGAAACAGAAGTAGAATCTTATATTGTTGGTGGCATCAAACAAGATGTTAAAAAAGATACCTTTAGTGGATTTAAACTTTAATCATTTTGGGGAGGTTTGACCTCCCCTTTTTTTATAAATATTATTAAACTCAAAAATAAAGCAATGACAGTTTTAAATATTACTGAGGCATATCAGTCAATTTACTCACCTCAAGAAATTAATGAAGAATTTCTTTCTGAGGAGTATGATGGTATCGAAGATCTGACCGAAGAAGATTTCGATGATATTGTAGAAGAAACAATTTATGAAGTTCTGGAAGAAGGAATTGAAATTGATGAATTGGATGATGTATTTGAAGCAGTTATTATGGAATTAAATCCATATGCTCCTGCTGGATCGAAAGATGCAAGAGCATATCAGAAATCAACTTCATCTTCAAAGCGTAGTGCTGAAAGAGCAGCAGCAGTTTCGGCAGCAAAAGAAAAAGTAAAGACCGCTGTAAAGGGTGGTGTTAAGAAAGTAAAGGCATCTGCTGTTGCTGCAAAGGGATCTGCACAAAAAACTGCAAAAGGTCTTAAGCAACAATCACACGTAGGACTTGCAAAATATGCAAGCAAGCATAACCTTGTAAAGGGTGCTGGTCTTAAGACCCAATCGAGCAAGGGTAGAGGCGAACTTCGCTCTGCAGTTGCTAAGCATGTTGGATCTAGAGTAAAGGATAAGATCAAATCGGCAGTTGGTAAGGTTAAGCAAAAGGCAGCATCTGCAGCAGTCTCAGGATATGCAGCAGCACGTTCTGCTAAGCAAGCAGCATCTGATGTTAAGAATAGAGCAGTTCAGTCTGCTAAAAATAAGGCAGCAGTTGCTAAGAGAAATGTACAAGGTGCGGCAAGTTCTGCTAAGGCGGGCGCTAAGAGTGCTGTTGGTAAAGCAGCAAGAAAGGTTGCTACTGGTGCAGGTAAAGTTGCTTCAAGACTTGGTGAAGAAGTTCAAAGAGATGATTTATTTGATGCAGTTCTTGAATATCTTGTTGCCGAAGGGTATGCTGATACTAATGAAAATGCAATCGTAATTATGGCAAATATGGGTGAGGGTTGGTTAGATAATGTTATCGAAAACCTCTGATAATATTTCAATTTGAAAACAAAGAGACCTCTATGAGGTCTCTTTTTTATAAGTATTTTAGTTGTAAATTTTTTATGTCTAAAAATCAATTGACTAAAGAAGAATTAAGAGTTCGTGTTTTGAAGTTAAAAAATAAATTATACGTCGAACACATTAGACCAGAAATGGATATGAAAGGACTTGCCCATAAATATCTGAACGAAGTTCTTGATATTATTGATGAGTACAGATATTGACTATGAAAATCCTTGGATCTACGGCGGAAAGGAATTTAGTTCAAATGATATTCAAGATTATTTTGGTTTTGTATATCATATTCATTGCAACAAAACTAATCGTGACTATATTGGTAGAAAGTATTTCTGGAGTTTCCGCACACCAAGAGGAAAATCTAGAAAGGTTAAGGCAGAATCTGACTGGAAGTGCTATTATGGATCGTGCCCAGAACTCAAAGAGGATGTAAAAAAGTATGGTAGGGAGAATTTTACGCGCACTATTATCTCATTACATAAAACAAAGGGCAAAACTAACTTTGAAGAAACAAGACAACTCTTCTTCAACAACGTTCTCACAGAAGCACTTGACGACGGAACGCCAAGGTACTACAATTCCAACATCCTCAACAGGTACTTCCGAAAAGATTATTATGGAAATGACAACTGAAGAAATTGTTGCTGATATCCGTCAGTGGTCAATTGATAGAATTCATGTATTATCCGAAACGAAATCTCCAGATAAATCTCCAACAGAATGTTATTTTAATGCTGTTTCGATTGCTGAAGAGTTTGATGAATGGATTAAAGAGTATGATGATCCAAATCAACAATTGGATATTATGTACTTGGAAAAAATTCGTGAGGTTGGTGGTGAAGAGGAGTGTCTTTATTGACAGATCCTAAATAATAACTTATTATGCATAGAACCCACTTAAATGGTGGGTTTTTTATTATGAGTCTGTGAGTGACATTTAGAGCCGTGGAAGATGCCCATCGAGAGGTGGGTGTACCCCTCTTCTATACGGATGTAGAGTTCAATTAATTTTAATGCTTAACTTCTTTACTGTAGCCGTTCCTCTCGTAGCGATGGTTACAACCAATACGGCAACACTGCCATTCTCTAGTTATAAACTGCAAGGTCCTCCTCCCCCAGTGGAAGAAAAACCTTATTCAATTATTAAAGAGTTTGAACCAGAGACGACAGCAATCCGCGAGGTTGCAATCCCAAAGCCTAAAGAGAAAAGGCTAATTTGTAAAGGGTGTTCACAACATGAACAACTTGCTCTGGATTATTTCCAAGATCAAGGAATTAAAGACAGAAACGCCCTTGCTACTATCATGGGCAATATTAAGCAAGAATCTATGTTCGTGCCTAATATTTGTGAAGGTGGTAGCAGGACCAGTTGGAACCGCTGCTATGGCGGTTATGGACTGATCCAATGGACATCTGCCGATCGTTATTATGGATTGGGTGAATTTGCTAAGAAGTATGGTGGTTCTCCATCAGATCTTCAAACGCAACTTCGTTATCTAACGAATGAAGTTCAATGGAAACGTATCTCAGACAGAATGAAAATGCCTGGTAAGTCTATAGATCGTTACATGAACTATGCGTATAGTTGGATTGGTTGGGGCATTCATGGTGCCCGTACATCTTATGCACATGAATATGCTAACCGACTGATCACGGTAGAAGTTTGATACAATAGAATAAATACGGGGGAGTGCTGCAGAACTCCCCTATGTTCAACTTCGGTAAAAAGAAACCAGATATAAAACAATATGCAATTATAGGAATTGTATTATCATCTATTATTGTAGCACTTTCACAATGTACAGGAGTATCCGAAAATGGACTTTGGGACTTACTGGATGAAATTCAAAGAAAATATTTTCCACAAACTATTCTTAATGAGTTTGTTATTAAGGATCCCGAGAAACTTGAACGTAGAGTTAAGCGTGATGTTGATGCAGCAATTGCGGACTACGAACGCTTGACAGGAGACACGGGAGAGGTTAAGATGATTGCACCGACGTTGGTTGAGAGACCACCAGACGGTAGCAAAGCGCAGGAACTACTAGGTGGTGAAATGCGACTTTGTGCTCCATGGGTTGACAACTGCCCTAAGGAGTGATACAATAACTACATAAGGGACTGTCGCCTATCGGTTAAGGCCCACTGCTTATAACGGTGTGAACGGAGTTCAATTCTCTGCAGTCCTATTGACAATCATAGATTGTCTTATTGTCTCAGTAGCTCAGTTGGATAGAGCATCTGCCTTCTAAGCAGTTGGTCGGGGGTTCAAGTCCCTCCTGAGACGTTGGAGTTTTATGCTCCATCATGCCGTTGGTAGTCTAGTGGTCAGGACACCCCGACAAGGGAGTTGGAGAAGTAGGGGTTCGATTCCCCCACAACGGTACACATATTCCCCTGTAGTTCAGTCGGTAGAACGGAGGACTGTTAATCCTTATGTCCCTGGTTCGAGTCCAGGCGGGGGAGTTGAAAGGTCTGGAAATGTCTGGATCTTTCATACTAGTCGGGATCATCATATCCGACTTTCTAAAACCTAGAATTTTCTAGGTCAGGGGAATTGATCACCCCTGTTTCGGGAGGTTAACTCAGCGGTAGAGTGACTGCCTTACAAGCAGTAAGTCATTGGTTCAAATCCGATACTTCCCATATTTAAAAAAATAAATAACTACTACACGTTTATAGTATAGATATATGGCAAATAGAATACCCAAATGTATTGTACCATGGGTTTATTTGGATATACTTCCTGAAGGAACTGTGGTGCCTTGTTGTAGTAATGCAACTGAGTTGGGAAATTTAAAATTCCAAACTTTAGAAGAAATTTGGAATGGTGATAAGATGAAGCAATTCAGATTGGATATGTTTAAAGATGATTTGCCCGAATCGTGCCAATCATGTACTAATGAATTTGATCATGAAAATTTAAAATATTTTTACAATAAAAAATTTGAAAGTAGTTTTTCTGAGGTTGATTCTATTACACTTGATGATGGATCCGTTAAAGAAATTAAAATAAAGGGTTTTGATTACAGATTAAGTAATAAATGTAATTTCAAGTGTAGAACATGTTGGGCAAAACTTAGCAGTTCTATTAATTTTGAAACTAGAGTTAATAATTTAGGTGATTATTATGATGAACCTATTTTAAATGTTAACAATTATTTTGATTTTAAGAAATTGTATCGTGACAATATTGATAACTTAGAACTCATTGAGTTTTCTGGTGGTGAAGTATTAATAATGGATGAGCATTATGAAATGTTAGAATATCTTATTGCTAATAATAAACAGTCACAGGTAGAATTGAGATACAATACTAATTTTTCTGTAATAGATTATAAAAATAATGATATATTAAAATTATGGTCTAAATGGGATTCATCTAAACTATTTGTTAATATTAGTATTGATGAAATAGGATCAAGATCTGAATATGTTAGGTATGGAACGGTATGGAATAAATTATCTAGTAACTTAAAAACAATATCTAATATATTTCATGATTTTACTATCTTAGGATTTAGTCCTAATATTTTTAATGTATCTGCTAATATTGTTGTTAGTATTTTCAATGTTGATAGGATACCAGAAATTATTTCATATTTAATTGATATTAATTTTATTAAAGAAGAATATTCGTTCTCAAATTTTACATTGTCGCAAGAAGGAAACATGCGTGATGGTATATATAATTTGGAGTTATATCCTATTGAACAGCGACAAAAAATAAAAGAAAAGTTATTGAATTTTTCCAATACATATCCAGTAAATATAGATGAACATCTTAGACAAATTTTGGAAAAACTAGATAATCCAGAACCGCCAGATAAAAATAAGATAATAGAATTTTTAGAAGATACTAAAAAAATAGATAAAATACGAAATCAAAATTTATTAGAAGTTATTCCAGAACTTCAATGTTTAGTCGATTATGTAAGTTAATTATGGAAAATATAAAGATAAGATGTAAAATGTGTAATGTTGAGATTGAAGGGCATCCAAGTAGAACAATAACGTGTGGATGCTCTAATATGTCTACGATAAAAAACAACAAAACTATAACTGCACTTGATTTGACTAGTATTGTAATGTTAAATCAAGTTAAAAATAAACAAAAAGAAACTATCTTTTCTATGGAAGATATTGCGTGGCAAGAAGCGAGAAGAAAAAGAAAGGTACGTAAATTAGACTTTGAAATTAGATAGGGGATAATTTCAAATCATCTCCGTATATTGCATATTGCATACCATCTTCTTTAATTTCTCCAAAAGAGAATACTTTTTTTGAAAGAATGCTTCTTTGATGGGTTCCCATTCTTTCAGATTCAAAATTAAATCCCATATCCAATTTAATTCCAACGGGTCTTGATCCCACAATATCACCTGGTGTTGGATGAAAAAATCCAGCACCAGTCTCTAGACATTTTTTACATTGCCTGAATGTCGAAATTGCAAGAAAAGATCTATCTTTTTTTGAGAATAAAACTGGATTTACTGAACATCTTATATCCCAACCAACATCATATATTTTCCCTGGACTTGGATATTTTATAATATTAATTAAAGATTTAATTTTAGTTTTAGTTTTTTCTTGGGAGTAGTAATACTTACTATATTCATACTCTACATTCAAATAACTTTTTTTGTTTTCGTATACTATAACGTATGGGCATATGAAAACTATATGGTTATTGATATTATATTCTAATATTGGACCAGTTTTTTCTGGTGGTGTTATAATTTGATTATCATCGTTATAACCTAATGAGATTAAAAACTGATCAAAATTCATATCTTGACAAAAAACTTTAAATGGTATTATAATATATACTATACAATTTGGAAAGGTGGCCGAGTGGTTTATGGCAGCAGTCTTGAAAACTGCCGTGTTAGTAGCACCGTGGGTTCAAATCCCACCCTTTCCGTTTAAGAAATATAACAAATTTAATAATGTCTTAATCTGTGTCTCAAGATCAACACATAGTTGACAAATCACAATTACTCACTAGCATAACTAGTAGTAATTAATTTAAGACCTATGGATCAGCACACCTACCTTAACTGGGTGAAGATCAAGGAGACTTTTGAACAGTCTGGTAATACAGACAATATGTTTTACAAAAGAGCAGTTGAAATTGTGAAAACCCGAAGAGATCCTCTCGCAAAATTTCTTGGAGATGAGAAATGATGGAACCTTTCGATGATGATTATGTAACTCGCACAGAAGTGCAGGAGATGATCGATGCTGCTATCAGAAGACACAATCGTAATGCTTCTATCATTAGTATGTGCGTCGGTTGGGTGGTTCTTGCTTTATTTGCTGAGGGACTGTTGAGACTGGTTGGGGTAATTCCGCCTTTACTACCATGGCTCAAAATCACTCTGAACTAATTTTTTTGGTTCCGTGGTTTGTTCTTTTAATTATTTCTATATCAATGTTTGTGCAGGGGTGGATGATTATGAATGCTCATCATGGGTATTCAAAAAGTCCAAAAGTCAAACACCCAGAATTAAACGACGTTAGGGCAGGAGATCCTTTACTGGTGATTAGATTTACAGAAGAAGATTTACAAGAACTACATCAAAGAATTCTTCAACAAAAAATGGATGAACTCTTTGAAGAACCATCTACTTACGAGGATGAGGAAGATGACTAAACTCATATATACAACGATGACTATTTTTGGGGTCATTGGAATTTTTATTATTTGGGGATTAAATCACGCATATCCACAATAGGAGATAATGAATGAAGATTTTTCTAGATACTGCTGATGTTTCTTTAATTAAACCAGCATATGAAACGGGAATATTAGATGGGGTCACTACAAATCCATCACTTATTCTTAAAAGCGGCAGACAACTTCTAGACGTTATCGCAGAGATTTCAAGTGAATTTAAAAACTTGGAAAGTATCTCCGCAGAAGTTGTAGCAGATGCATCTGAAGAAATGCTTTCACAAGCAGAAAAGTATTACACGATTGCACCTGCAGTTACGATTAAAGTTCCTTGTACAGTGGAGGGACTTAAGGCTTGTAAGTTTCTTTCCGACAAAGGCATTAAAACTAATGTAACTCTGGTGTTCTCAGTTGCTCAGGCAATTCTTGCATCTAAGGCAGGAGCAACGTTCATCTCACCCTTCGTGGGTCGTTGGATGGATAATTCAATTGATGGGATTGAGTTGATCAAAAATATCCGTAAGGCATTTGATTACTCTGGAACAAAAACACAAATCCTTGCCGCATCTCTTCGTGATGTAAGACAAGTTGAGCAATCTGCACTGAATGGTGCCGATGTAGTTACTATTCCACCAATCGTATTCTGGGGAATGTATAAAAATATTATGACTGATAAGGGTCTAGAACTTTTCCAAAAAGATTGGGATGAAGTCATTAATAATCAAAAAGATAAATGAAAAAAGAGCATGAATGTTGGAACTTTGTAATGTCTTCTTTTGCTAGAATTTATGGAGTACCAAAAATGAAAAGTGATGAAAGAATTCATGCATTCGCATTAGAATGGTGTGATGAAAATAATTATACTTGTGATATTCATTTGGATGATTTAAGAAAAGTTGATGCTTATTTCAAACAACAATACGAAAATTGGGAGAGTTAAATGAAAGTAGGACTGATCGGATTGGGACGTATGGGTGAAGGTATGTCCCGTCGTATGATGAAAGCAGGTATAGAAGTTTGGGGTTATCGAAGGAATTATGAAAAAGCAAACGAAGCCTATGAAAAGGGATATGTGGATGGGATTTCAACTACTATTGAAAATCTTGTTAAAGTAGTTAAACAAAACGAAAGGGGAAGAATACAACCAGGAATATTTCAGATGGTTGTTCCTGCTGAAACTGTAGAGGAGACAATCAATGAGCTACTACGATATTGTAGTGAAGGAGATATTATTATTGATCATGGCAATAGCAATTTTAAAGACAGTCGGAAAAGAGCAGAACGCTTGGCAAAACTTGGTATCCAATATATTGATTGTGGTACTAGCGGCGGTGTTTATGGTTTGGATCGTGGATACTGTCTTAT